ATCTCGCCTCGCTTGATACAACAAGGACTCGATTACTTCATCTAATGTATTGAAATCTTGTAAGGTTAGGTCTTTAAGTTCACGTCCTGGCAACCGTTGCGTATCTGAGATAATGTCTCTTACTTCTTCCCAAATGTGTTCATCATATTTCTTTAAGTTATCAACAAAAGAAGTGCCTTCTTCTAACTGAGGTCCAAGGCCGTAATGTGATAATATCTCCTGCGCTGCATTTACATAATCTACGGTTCTATATCTAGCTTTACCTATTTTTTCATCAGATCTTTTGAATAGGTTTTTATATCTTTTTACTGCCTTATTATATTCTTCAAGTATATTTGTGGCTTCACGATTTAGCTGGCTATTTATTAACTCTGATCGTTTTGCCTCTATAGCCCCTCGATCATCGCCAGTTCTCATGGCTTTTTCTAAATCTTTTATTGCCCTTTTCTGATTTTGTGCATACTTTACTGGCCGTATATCTTTAATTCTTGTTTTCCTTAAAATACTCTTTGCCACCTGTCTAGCGGCTGCAACCTGCATACGCACTGGCTGCGTTGATTTAGTTAAGAACTTTAATTCAATAGCTAAGAATTTTGCTCTGGCTTTGTTATTTAATGCCTGTTGTACTTTTAATTCTCGCTCTTTAGGATCAGTTAGATCACTAAACTCACTAATCATCCGTTCATCTGTACGTTCTTTTATAACTTCTTTTATTGGGTCTAAGGCTATTAATCCATCAATCATCTCTCCTGCTGTTTCAAAGCCAAACAATTCTGCAACCATTTCTACAGGTAAACCGTTTTTACCAACCATGCCCCATTTACCTGTACCTAACGCTTTTATTTCTGACTTCATATCATGAGATGGTACAAGATTGCGAATGCTCTCTATATCTAACTTATGTGTTCCTGCTGATTTAAACGGATTATCATCTTTATCATTCCATTCCCCTTTCTTCAAGAATCTTTCCAACTTATATAAAGTCTCATTCTCAGCTTTAACAGTTTCTTCTTCCTTTATTCTCTTACGAGTTTCTCTAATCTCTTTGTCTTGTAATTTCTGTAAGGACTTACCTTTAGTATCTAACAATGATATCTCTTTTAAACTACTTTTATTCAAAGTATCGATAGCTTCATCTTTAGCTTTTTCTATTGCATCTCTATATTCTTGCCACGTTGCATCATCCATATTGCTTTGTTCTTGTGTCTCAAACATAGGACGCATTTCATATACTCTTTGTGAATATGTTATTTGGTCTTCACTAGCAACCATGCGATCCATTACAGCCCTAACGTCATCAGTTAAGACAGGAAGATCAGTACCATTTTCGTCTCTATATAATTTATTTAACTCAGTAATTGACCTATATACGTTTCGTACAAAATTACCAAATCTAGTAAACACATCTTGCAACTCAACACTAGGTGCAGCCTTCTCCTCCATTAAATAGACTTCGTAGTTATATGCAAATGCTTCGTGGTGTTTTCTTTTTTCATCAAATGAAAGGTTGCGCCATGCATCTACACTTTCAACTCCCCAGAAATCTAATAACACTTCAAAATCTTTTTGAATATCTGGTGTCGCCTGCCCTGAGAGTACTAAGTCTTCAGTGACAGTTAGCATGAAATGTGCTGTCTCATGGAAGAACGTAGAGATGTCAGCTTCCTTATGTAGAAAAGTAGTTAATGTTTTTGGATCGAACCCACCTCTTGCATCACCTTGATTTTGAACTTCATCTACTTTGTTTATATCAATGGTATTAGCAGGATCCCAGTAAATTCTTACCTGATGAATGCGTTTACCTTTACCAGCTAATTTCCCTCCTTGATGAGTAAAACCACCAAAGCCTTTCTCCTTTAAGAAGTCTTCAAAATCAGGGAAAATTTCAAAAGTTACAGTACTTGCAGTAACTTCATTTGCATTTGCCTGCTCACGAATTTCATCATATAGCTGGGCTAATGTATAATTATCCCCCAACTCATCGTCAGAAAGATAAACGATTTCATTAGCGAACTCGTCATCATAATTTTTTATAAATTCTTTTAAATCATCAGATATAGGCTGGTCGAGATCATAGAACTTAACAGGTTTTTTCTCTGTTACTTTGTAAATAGTAGGTTTTCTGGATTGTTCCCATGCAGCCAAATCTGCTTGATAAGCTTCTTCTGGGTTTTCTTTCCATGTGTAATCACTAAGCTTAGGCTTATCACTCTTTCTATTTTTCTTTTGATATTTACCTGCTGTTACGAGATCGTCTGTTGCATAGAAACCGGGGCCATAAATATTTTGATCAGTACTAAACTCACCACCTTCAAATAGTTCTATCTCAGTAGCACTTCCATGATAAAACTCACCTTTGCCTCTGGTGTCAATTTCAGGAGAAGTGCCATCACCCGATTGCCTAAATACTTCTGGTTGCTGTGAATATTCTCCTACCTTTACTCGAACAGATCCTCCAGGCTTTCCAACTGAGAGTCTGAAATCTCTTCGTCCGTCAGGGAATTCATCATCGAGACTAAGTCGAGAAGGTTCGACCCTGATGGCAACTGCTGTATCGCCATAACCAGTATCTGCGATAGCTCTGGTGGAAACATAGACATCAGGTTCTCCAGCACTTCTGAGTTCACCTGTAGATTCGATTCGACTGGCTGATTTTCTGTCGGTGTGATGGTAGACGGTGACGGTTCCATCTGGGTTGAGGGGGAGTCCTGTGGATTCGTCTGTTTTAATACCAGTCTCTCGTACTCCTCCATCTCCTCCTTCTCCTCGTTTGCGATCTGCTGTTCGCTCAGTTGCCTTACGTTCGAGTACATTAGTAACCTCCTCTAGTGTTGTTTGGATGTCAGCTTCTGCTACTCCTAGCTGTCTAGCTAAATTAACAGAAGCATTAGCGTAATCAGGTGCTTCATCGGCTTCGTAACCCCTGACTAATTCATCTGCATCTAATTTGGCAGAATCATAAAGACGTTTTTCGGGATACCAAAGCAGAGCCTGTAGGTCTGCCATTGTAAGATCTGGCTGCTCCTGTTGCAAGGTGCTCAACACCTGCGTGAAAACATTGGTTATATTTCTTCTCTCTGGTGCTCCGCTAGGTGTCTCTTTTTGACCGTCATTATATTTTGCTAAGGCATTACCACCTTTCCTTATCTCACCCCCAATACTGACCTGTGGATATCTTTTCTGGGGTTTGCCTAGTAGGTCAAGTAAAAATTGTTTTCTTTCTGGCTCTTCTACAACTGTTGCGATTTCATTCATTAACGTCCTATTGCTTTTTTTAGTACTTGCTCTTTGTATGGCAACAGCCGCTCCGTCTAAATCCGATAACCTAATTTTTGTATTTATAATTGCTTCTAATCTCTTTTTGTCTTTTAGAGATAATGCTTTTATTAATTGTTTAAGCTGCCCACGTTTTACTTTTGCTTGTTTTCTGTAATCAATAACTAATGTTCCTGTCATACGACCCCATGTCCGTATCAACCATCTATCCATAGTTAACTGTTCATAATTACCGTATAAATTTGCAAAGAATCCATTACCAATTTTTGGCCCCATTACTGCTGCACCATAGGCCATGTCAGTTTTATTTAACCCACTTACTTCGTCACCTGTATATGTTTCTATTTCTTTAACTGTATGCATAGTCTTCATATATTCTTCTAACTCTGCAAATCCCTTTTCTTTAATTAATCGGTTATACATTTTGAAGTTACGATCAATTGCTTGTGCTGCGTCACCGATACCTATCTCTGTAGGAAACTCACCATTCTCCTTCCAATATTTATATGCCTGTTCTGCTAACTCTAAGTTTTTATCTACCTTAATCATATTAGACGTATTAGCTAACGCATAAACAAACGCAAAATTAGATTCTGGATCAGTAGCTAATTCTGGATGTATCTGGGAAAGTATTGCTTTTGCTTTTGTCAAAGTCGTGTCATACCAACCTATTGCATTGTCATTTTCTGATAACGCATACCTTGCATCTGCCAGTACAGTTTGTACAAGATATTTGTCTCTTTCTACTGTATTTTCAGAAAGATCTACACGAGCTTTTTTGGCCTCATCATTCACACGTTTTTGTATTTCTAATTTAAAATCACGCATCTTTCCAAAAGGTTTGCCCTTTGCAAAGTTAAAAGTTTCAACTAAACTTGCTATTTGATGTACAGCCTGCGGTACTGGCTTGCCTCGCTTTTGTCGGCCTCGTTGTTCAAGTAATTCTTGTTCTTGTTGTTTATATATGTTTGCTATCTCTCTAGACCATGTACCATCATTAGATGGTGACTTAACTGCCGCAGGGTCAAACACTGCCACTTCATCAGCAAAACCAGGTCGCTCATCTTTTAAAATAACTCCGTCATAACCTTCAGCAATTAACCTGTCTTGAAAACCTTTAGCTGCGTTTTCACCACCGAGTCTATTAGCATTTTTTTCTTCGGCCTTTGCATAATATGGATTTTCTAGACGTACATATAACGGCATTACTTGGAGGCTGTCCTTGCCTCCTTTTTTATTCAAGGCATTAGCCTTTGCCCAATCAGCGGCTTTATCACCATCATTCAGATATACAGCCCTTCCTAGCCAGCCATAATCTTTCCTATTTGGGTGATCTAACTTGAATTCATTAAAGCTATCTTTTGTTCCATGATATAAAACCCTAGGATTACCTTTCTCATCTTTAAATATTGATTTTCCAAACCAATTCTTGAAGGCAGCACTATCAGTTTTAACAGTCCCATCCTGACTAAATAGTTGTTCCTCTGGTGATATTTGTACTTGGTCTGTACCGACAACTCGATAAGGAAATCTCTTTGCAAATTCTGTAGGTAATATCCCTAATTTATTTGCTTGAGTAACTACATAAGCCTGATAAAAACTAGAAATGTATCGAATATCTTTCTTGGTATATGGTTTTGCAAGATGACTCATGCTTGCTCTTACCATGTTCCCAAAATCTTTTTTCACTTTTGCAGCACTATCTTTAAATTCCTTATTCTTACTTTGAGTCTTTGTAAGTATTTCATTTGCTTCCTTTTCTAACTTCTCCTTATTCGCCTCGTAGTATGTATTCTCTTCTCTACTAAAAGAATCTTCTTTATCTAAACGTCTATGTTGTTTTAAAATATTATCAAAATCTGTCCCTACAAGTTTTGCGCTATATTCCCCAATTGGTATTACAACATCTCCTCCTGATATAGTCCCTGATTTCTCTAGTTCTTTTAATTGTTCCGCTACCATTGGCGAAACTTGTTCTACATCTTCTATCGTTATTCCTGCTTGGCGCATTGAATTAGTAAATGCATTGGAATCTACATATATTTCACGAACTCCTTTCTCGTCTCCCATTGTTTGCGTCACGTTCTGGAACTCTTCTTGGCTCCTTTCTTTTAATTTACTTGTGTTAACTTTGTTCTCTAATTCATTAAAGAACGCCTCTTCTTTTTTGGCATTCTGTGATTTTTTAGCGTCTGATATAAATGTAGGAGCACCAGTTAGACCACCTACTAGAACCATCCCTTGCATGGATCTGTAAAAGGTCATTGCTAATTCAGCCGCAACACCTCTTATTCCTTCCAGAGTTGTAAATCGGGAATTGATATCTTCTCGATCATCGTATAAGACTGCTATTTCACGGCCTAGAATCTGAGAAAGTGTTTGCGCTGCTTCTGTCAGACTCTCCTGAGTACTACCTTTAGCCCAAGTTGTAAGGTATTGCGTTAACGCAGCTTTACCACTTGGTTTTGCTAACTGTTTAACAACTTGCTTTGTTGTTTGTTGTGCTAAGTATTTCCTCAGAGGTGCAGTAAAAAGACTTGCACCCCAGAGTTCCAGTGCCATGCTGGTTAGACCTACACCAATAGCTATATTCCTGCTAAGGGTTGGATCAAAGTTTTCTGCTCGCAACTCAAGGTATGTATTGCCACCTTCAATAGAGAAGGAGTCAGCCGCCAAAGACGACATAAAACCAAGAATAAAGCCACCTTTAGCCGTGATAAGGGAACCTGGGCCTGTCCACGAACCTGCTGCTGCACCAGTAGCTGCACCTGCTCCACCAGCCACAAATGCTCTTGGTAACGTCTTGGAGTATTGCCCAAAGATCGAAAAACCTTCTTCAAAGATCCCAGTTCCATCTGCCTCGAAAGCCGCTAACCTTTCATCTATTTCTGCTAATTCGTCATCTAATGCTTCGTCAGTATTGCCCCACAAGAATTTCTCTGTACCGATATGACCTCTTCTTACTTGCAATCTACCTTTAGCCCAGCCTTGTGAGATATTTTCTGGAATACTTTTAAAGTCATCAAATAGTTTTTCTAGCCCCTGTAAATTATCAATATTGTCATAGGCTAAAGCAGCAAATGTAGGGTCAGTTAATTGCCTATGAAGGATAGGGCTATATTTCGCTAATTCTAAAGATTCAATTCTATCCCTCCTCTTTTTTTCTCTCATTAGCTTTATCGCTTCATCGCTATCTAAAGCAAAATTTCTATCAAGACCTAATTCATTTGCTAAGTGCAACCCTTCCCCAACCATGTCAGGGTCTTTTTCCATTACTAGTTGTAATGATCTTTTGACCTGATTATTTATGCTTCTTTCTTCTTCTTTAAAAAATTCTTGATATACATTGAACCCAGGCGTTTCATTTTCTGAAGTGAAAACATCCTTACCAAGGTTTTGGCTAGGAGCCTTTTCGAGGGTATTTTCTTCTAAATACTGGGCGTAAATATTAGTCATTGCAGAGAAGAAGTCGAAGATAATTGTTCCTGTTCTGAATTATATTTCTTCCAATCGTTGTCATTATCTATCTTTAACCTTCCTTTAGCTAACCATATTTGAGCAACACGTCTTGCAGTTGGTACTTCACCTGCAGCTATAATTTCAGCAACTATTTTTTGTCTTAGGAACTGATTGATATCGCTATGCATAACTGTTACACCGCCTATTTTTACATAAGCCCTCTCTAAATCTTCTTTAGCTGCACTAACAGGAATTGAGTAATCACCCCAATCCCCCGGAACGCCGCCTCTAACCATTACTGTATTACCTAGAACTTGATTTAATAATGTCTGTTTTCTTTCACGAGTTATTTTACCTCCTGTCCTCGTTTGTTCTTCATCAATTAGCTGTTTCCACCTTTGTTTTATTTGTAGATAATCATCTTCAGCTTGCTCATCCTCTTGGTTTCTTATTCTGTCAAACTTAAAGGTCTTTAAACTCAAATCAAGCATATCCTCTTCAACAGTTACTGCTAAAACCGAGCCTGGATCTGCCTTCAAAGTATCCGCATATTGTTTTAATTCTAGGTATTTTGTCGCTGATAATTTAGGTCTATGTACATTTAGGTTATTAATTAATTCGTTTGGATTTTTTTCTAACTTTACAAGTGTTCCTTTATCTGATTCTTCTGGTGGGCCGTTCCTCAATATCTCCTGATCTTCTTTTGTAAAATCATTAATATCAATACCATGAGCTGCTAAGTTTTTCCATCCACCAGGTTCAGCGAGTGCTATATCTTTTGCCTTTTCAAAGGCTTGATTATAAACTGCTTCTCTTCCAGCTTTGATCTTATTATATTCGATTTCTAAATCCTTAGTTGCAGTTGCTAATTCTTTCGGATCTGTAATCGTAGCTTTTAATTTTGCTTTTAATACTGGTAGTGGTTGTAGACCCGTTACTTCATCTAGTTCTATTGTTGACTCTTCAGAACTAAAATTATAATCAATGTTATTTGTGATGATGTTTAAATCGTTAGCAATCTTCTCTACATATTTAGGGTCGTTTGCTTTTGCCTCTTCTAATGCAGCTTCTAACTTAGCTATTTTCTCTGCCTTTCTTTTTTGAAAGGATCTGCCTGTACCCTTTTGGCTTCGTGCCTCTTTAAGTTGGTTTGTAATTTTTACTATTTCTGGTTTGTATTTTTTTTCACATGCTTCAATAATTAATTCGTTATACTTCTCGATTATCTTTCCATTAATTCCATTGGCATATTTCCGATTATTTTTATATCTTTCTTCGGAATATTCTATGCTTGATTTTGCTTTTGTATATAACGAATCAGCCTTCTCAACACCTAACTTTTGTATAGCAAATAAGTGAGTTGTTCGATGTTGTGGTAATAGTTTTAATTTAGAATCAGGTTGATAAAACTTTGAAGTGCTTCTTCTTTGGTCTAATGAGTTTATATTTTCACTTTGTGTTTTCCCCGTAGTATTAACTTCATTTGAATTCTCGCCATCATGAACAGAACCTCCGTTACCGTTATCAACGGCGTAATTGCTGCTTAAACACATTAATGCATCTGCTGAACTTAGATAACTACCATCATTTTGATTTCCGTTATTAGAGATAATTGACATTGCACATTTGCTATGACCCTCCTCTATTTGTATCTTTGTAAGGTCTTTTGATATCTCATTAAGATCTTTACTTTCACCATTGGGATTAAGCGACTCTACAAACCTTCTAGCACCTTCTGTGTCTCCACTTTCTCTTAGAGCCTTAACTACGTTTTTTAATATATCCATATTGTACTCATTTACTTTTGCATAATATTGTTCACTGATTCCTACCTTTTTACCGTTTATTTCTTTTTCAGGGTCAAGATTCCAACCTTCTTGTTCTGCTAATTCCTGTATTCGTGCAAGACCTATTGCATAATTTTTCCTAAATTCACCATTTGGATTATTCCAACTTTTAAAATGTGTTTTCGCATCCGCCTTACTAGCCTCAATCTCTTTTAATGTTTCATCTTTAAGGTACTTACTTCCTTGTGTAAAGGTATGTTCAGTCCAGTCATTAATAGCAGAACTCGTATAAACTCTTGCTTTATCCTTAAATACACTTCTAACAGTAGCATTATCAGCTTGCTTTAAATGAGATTCATATATCCCTTTTAGGTCATCTTGATATTTCTCAAATATTGGTACTTGTTTACCATTAAGTTCTACTGTTCCTACAGCATTAGCACCTTTTAAATTGGTAAATTCAGTTGTAAGTCTTTGTGTCTCCGCATAATAATCATTAGCAAGTCTTTTACCTTTAGCATCATTTAAGTCATTATCTATCTTGAGCACAGTTGAGGCAATCTCTTTCTGCGCTTGGCTCAGTCTATTTATGTCACGAGTGACAACATCCTCCATTGGTCTGACACCTGGACCAGACCTAATATTGCCTGCACTGCCTGCGGATAGCTGTTCTTGCGGTAAAGGTACTTGCATCACTATCCCTCCCAGAATGATTTAGGTAGGCTACTAATAAGATTATTTGTACCTGTTAACAAGGTACTACTCATATTCATCCACGGACTAATGTTAGATGCAGTAGCAAATGCATTGCTTGCACTAAGTCCATATTGATCTGCTGCTATTTCGTCACTAACGGCTGATAATCGTGTATCTGATACTGCCTTTGCCCTATTAGATCTCATCGTAGCCCTATCTATCTCAAAACCTAGCTCATCACTGACAGCTACATTTAAGTTACTACCTACACCTCTTACACCACCTCTAGCAGCAAGTAATACGTTTCTTTTTCCTTTGGTCCGACCCTGGTCTAGTGTCCTCACTTGAAATCGCTGATTATGTACTTTACCTAAATGCCATGCCTGGGTTTCTTTCAATGACGCATTAAAAAGAGCCATCTCTTTCTGATGCTCATACTGCAACGCCATGCTCTCGGTCTGATATTTCGCTGTCTCCGATGCGAAGTATGCGCCAATAAGACCAGTAGCTATGCCACCAATTTGGCCAATAACGCCAGCCTTACCTACCTTGCTTAGACCGCTCCAACCAGTACCTGATGCCATAAGCTCAACACCTTCCTATCTTTTTAAGTGTACATACATGATATCTGTTCACGGTTACACTATCCACCCATTGCTACTTCTAATGTCAGACCTACAACAGTTAATGGTAATGGGTCTGTTTGACGTACAAATAACTGACCATTATCTTGCCATGTAGGTGTAAGCATAATTTTTATCTCTTGTGTTTTTAAATTCGGTGGCGTTCCATATGGTTCCACTGTACGTTGTTTTGCCTCTACTAATTTATCCGCACTAGGGCCAGCAAAAATACCAGAACTTTCTAAAACTCTTAACCATACATGGTTCAAATTCTTGACTCGACCCTGACCTAGGGCTTCTACTTGTAATGCCATAGGTAAAGTATTCAAATCACTTTCATAAGGCAACCCTAAATGAACAACACTAGCTGCACGTTCTAAGGTAATAGAACCGCTGGATACCGTTCTTTCTGGATGTACAGCACCATCAGCCAAAATATTTAATGCCTTACCTTCCAGCCAGCTAATACCTGATATCACATTTCTTGCTACTTCATAAGTTGTTATTGCTGTATTACGCAAACTAGCTGGTAAGTCTTTATCTAATTTTGCAGTTGCTACCGTTTGACTTGATGTGGCTTGGATAGTAAGGCGATAAAGAGTAGTTCCATCAACTAAAACTATTGCATCGTCTTTATCATCAACACTAGGAGGTGCATTAAATAAATTGTAGTTTGTGGTGACTGTAACGGTTTCTCCTTTCGTATAGTTCGTACCGCCAGATACAGTAACGGTTCTGGAATTATCGGTATTCGTACCATCATATGTTGCGCCTGAGTCAACAAAGAAATTATCACGTTGGGTTGCAAACAACCTTGTACCCATACGCTCTATATATCTAACACTATTACCATTAACAGTTCTTTTGATAACGCAATAAGTAACGTCATCATTTCCTTCAGATACGCAAGCTACGCTTTCAAACGTGCCGTCTGTATCATGTTGATGCCATGCTCCTATTTGTTGTTCTGGAACATATGTAAGACCTAATAATTTACCGTTACTACTTACTGTCCATACAATAGGTATTGGAGATTTTGATAAACCCATATCTACTATTGTAAAATTATCAAATAAATGTGGCGCACGAAGAGATAAATCACCTGTTATAAATCCATTAGCTTGCCAGTTATAGCCTAATTCTCTGACATGACCGCCACGAGCAGCACCATATACCAAGCTATTATTTACAATTACAGGCTGTGCATTGTTAGCACCTACATATGATTGTGGTTTTACCGATATAGATGTTGGGGTTATCGCATCACTATTAACAGAAGTTACTCGCCACTCTGCCGATCCTGTAAGTAACAGCAATTGTGTTAACGGTACAATATGTCTGATAGTGTTTGCTTCACGAGCAGCAACCCTGAATTCAATTCTGTCATCATCTCTTATAGGTAAGCCAAATGACATATTGCTTTCAGTGCCAGACTTAGTCATCCATATGTCTTGTGGTGAATTATTTGTACCTGCAAAAACCCTACGTTGTTCAAAATAAGAAACAGCACCTGGATAATTATTCGCACCTTGAAAATCATTTTCATGAATTGGTGGTGTCCTAGAAAAATCAGGCATAATATTATCGTCTACAATTGTCGTAGTCGTTGTTTCACCTATATAGCCAAATATTCCACCTTGATCTTTATATACTCTGTACCTAGAAGCACCAGTGACTGCGTTCCATGTAATAGTGTTTTTAGCTCCAGTAACAAATATATTATTACTTCCAGTTGCTGTACTTGATTGATTGCTTTCATCTAATAAATTTGCCTTCACAGCCGTTACAACATAGTTATGGTCTTGATAAGTATCAGAGTTTGTAGAAGATGATGAAGGTATATAAGTACTAACGGAAACGCCTGTAGGAGCAGCTAAAGGAGTACCAAAATCAATTGTCAATAATTCCCATTTCGTAGCCCCAAGTCTTCTTAGTTCTCTAGGAGCATGATTAGGATGCACAAACGTCAACACATCAGCAGATTGCACATAATGCACATCAAACAATTCTGCTTCTAAATATGGACTGGGTACTTCATATGTAAAATTTGCTGGCAGTGGATACCAATTAGTTGCATTTGGTGGCTGGATATTTGTATGGGCTGTCTTTGCGTAGTAATTCGTGCCACCTTGTGATGCTATATCACCAACCGTGTAGTTAGTGCTGTTACTCCATGCCGAACCTGCGCTATAAAGTAACGTCTGACCTTGCGTATGAAATCTAAAATATTGGTCACCCATCTCGATGACCATTGTTTGAGTTGTATTGAACGTGAAAGATATTACCCTTGTCGCTTTAGTACTATCTTTAACTTCGTTTACATATGCGAAACCAGGTCTGTTCTGTGCTGGCCCTTGTGGTTTGGCGATGAAATTACGCATCGTTGCCGCACCTTGTTGGAATTTATTGTCAGCAATTCGTCCAAACATTTCTGGTGATATCTCTCCTCCAGAAAATGACTGCTTGAAGGTGCGTGTAGTTGGCATTGCTTATCTCCCAGAAGTCCAAGGGACTATATGCTCAACGGTAATATCTCTTTGTAGATTGTCTGATTGTTTTGCCTGTATTAAATAGCCTGCCATCGTTTGTGTACATCGTTTTGCTTCTGCTGCTCCCTGATCTCCCTTAATCACAGGACCAGCCAGCATAGATGCCAAATGCCACGATAAAGTAATAACAAATAAAGGAGAGAACAACGAAGGGTCAGTTACATATGCTTGGTATCTCAACATTGCATTCTCTTGATTCGTATATATAAATGCTCCTTCTAGTGCAAATTGCTGTGGCGTATATTGTCCAGCTACAATTGTTGGTGCGAAATTAGCCGTTAAGTTACCAGGCGTATCGCCAGCAGTCATTCTTGTAGCGTAATCATTTTCAGAACTTGGAGATATGATCGCAATAGCAGACATCATGTCAGCAGGTGCTGCATAGGCATAGTCCCATTGCTCAAGGCTATTAGTTGTAAGTGCTAAGTTCCCTCGCTTAGATGCAAAGTTCCATGCATGCAATTCAAGCAGAGTGTTCCTTGCTATCGGATAGAAACGTGCGGCTTTTTCTGCCTGCGCTGATCCTTCCGGTGGGGATAGCGAAGCAATTGTTGCATCATCACCCAAGTGTGCTAGGGCAAGATTACAGATGTCTACTTCAGTTGCCATAGGATCTCCTAAAAAAAAGGGAGGTTAGCAGTATTACTACTAGCCTCCTATAAATCAATAAGAAGACCAATGCCTACTTCTTCGCTTCTTCAAGTTGAGCGATAAGAGTTTCTCTGGTTTTGTTCTTATTTAGTTCAACACCAATAGAACGACCATATTCTTCAAGCTCTGCTTTAGTCATTGAATCATAATCAACAGACTCAGAAGTTGAATCATTAATTACCTCTTCAATAACCTCCGCAGAAGCCGGAGTACTTGGAGCCTCAGTGCCACTAACTAATTTAATGTGCTTACAAGGCTCTCCGTTGTACTCAAACTCTTCATCAGGATTCCGTAAGCTATTGCCTACGAAACACTTGATTTTAGCTTTATAGATAGGCATTAGTTATTCCTCATTAAGTTACGGTAAAGCCAGAAGCATAGTACTTCTGTCCGTCACCGATAGTTTCTACTACGTCAGCAGTAACTGCACCTGCATTGTAAGTGCCATCTACTGTGTATCTAGCACCTAAATATCTCTGGCCTTTGCCAGCAATATCAGGATTGATGCGTACTACTACGTTCTTACCTGCTGTAAGTGCTGCTGTAAGGATTGCATTGCTGCTGCCAATAACAGTAGGACTAGACAAGTTAGCGTTTGCACTAGAAACAACTTCAAACTTTACGCTCGTACCATTTGCTAATGCAGTGGTAACGCAAAAGTTCATGTATAAAGGAGTACCTTCACCAACATCTCTAGCAACACCTAAATCAATAGTGTCAGTAGAGAAAGCAGTGGTGGTAATCGCTTGATCTTCGCTTACTCGAAGCAGCTTGTCTGTAATCATTTTAAAGCTCCAAAAAGGATGAATAGGTTAACTAACAACAGATTCGGTGTTAAGTAGCGCATCTACTTTTCTTAGAGGAACGCCTAAGAATGTTAGGTAGCTTTGTGCTGATCCAAACTGAGATAAACCATCTTGAATGTTCAAGACTGATTGAGATTTATCTAGCGCAGAAATAGCCATACCTGAGTGAACTGTTCTGTTCATGTAGAAGGCTGCTCTACCCATCGCCATATTAGGAATTCTATACAACGCTCTAGCCATTAACTTGACAAGAGAAGTTGCAGCAGTATTGGCTTGTGTACCAGTAACTCCTAATAGGTCGGAAATGTCGATGTTGCAAATACGAACAACGTATCTCCAGTCTTTAACGACCAAACCGTTCTTCCACTGGTAACGAGTAGCAAAAGCTTGGAGCCTTGTGCCATCGCTGTTGTAGACAGTTTGCTCGCCTAGATCTTCGTGTGTCAAACCTGCTTTAGATCCTTTAGGGAAAGGACAATAAACAGTGTTGTCACCCCAAACAACTAGATAAACAGAAGAGTTGTCAGAACCTGAGCCACCTGCGTTCAAAATGTTGACAGCGTTGTCAGCAGATAGATCGCTATACCTTGGAGCTAGACCAAGAAACTTCTTAGGATCTGTTCCAGGGTTTCCATAGAACAATGTCTCAGCTTGAGTCTGGTTCATTGCTTCCAAGAAAGCAGTGTCCTCAGATAGACGGAACTGTGCAGTGTTGCCATTCAACATTGCTAAGTCTTTGTCTACTTCTGAACGTGCTTCTAGGATTCCGCAAGCCTCATCAATCTGTGCTGTTGTTGACTTGGTTGATGGAATACCTTGGTTTAACGCTCTCCAGTAAACGCCTGGTAAGCCAGTTCTGATAACTACACGCTCGCCAGTAGGTAAATTACCTTCTTTAAAAACGCAATCATCGAGAATTTCGTTGGACTGTGATAACAGTTCTGCAACGATTGGAACTCTACCGTCTGGGTCAGATCTTTTTGCCCAGTCCGCTAGCGTTAAATTTGAGGTTGAAAGGGTAGCCATTTAGTAACTCCTTACTTGTTTTGCTGATTAGAATATAGTGCGTCAGCTATGCCATTAAAGTCTTTGGGAATGCCGCCTTTGGCGTTTGCACCCTGAGAATTACCGACATAACCATCTTCACTAATTGCCTTACCTGCTCGGTACATAAACCGAATTACTTCGGGATGA